AAATAATAGTATGCAATCAGGTAGTAAACCTCAAAATTTTACATAAAGGAAAAATAAAATGGCATTAACATCACCCGGCGTAGAAGTAACGATCATTGACCAAAGTCAATATTTACCAGCCCCAACCAATTCAGTACCACTTGTAGTTTTCGCAACAGCACAAAATAAAGCAAATCCGTCCGGTACTGGAGTTGCAGCTGGAACAACTGCTGCAAATGCAGGAAAACTATATCAAATTACAAGTCAAAAAGACTTGGCAGATTTTTATGGTGTACCTTTCTTCTATACAACAACAAACGGAACTCCTATTCAGGGTTACGAATTAAATGAATATGGTTTATTAGCTGCTTATTCATTATTGGGTACAACTAATCGTTGTTATACATTACGTGCTGATATTGATTTAGCAGCACTTGTTGGGTCAGTTGGTAGACCATCTGCTGCTCCTGCAAACGGCACAGCTTGGTTAGATACCACTACTAGTACCTGGGGTATATTTGAATTTAATGCTACTACTGGTAAATTTACAGAACAACAACCAATTGTAATTACTGATAGTGCATATCTTTCAGGCTTTACACCATTAAGTAGTATTGGTAATATTGGGGACTACGCCGTAGTTGCACAATTGTTTAGCGCAAGCACACAGCAATATTGGTATAAAACTTCCGGTAATTTTTGGGTAATTCTTGGAACACCCCAATGGGCACAATATATTCCGACTGTACAAGGTACAACTTCTAACCCTACTTTAACAGTTGGTGATGCATTTGTTATAGCTACCGGTGGCGGGGTAAGTGTAACAATAACAGTTCCTACTTCACCTAATAATACAGTTGATGGTTTAGCGACTGCTATTAATGATCTAGGGTGGAGTACGCTTGGTGCATCTGTCATTTCGGGTAAACTTGTTATATATTGTTCAATGCCATCGGACTCTACTTCTTATATAACTATTTCAACCGATACAGGAACAGTATTAGATGATATAGGTATACCAGCCGGAGTATATTATCAACCTAATGTATTATATGGTACTTCTGCTCAAATGCCATTATGGACAAGCAGTCAATCAGAACCTCATCCAACCGGTTCAGTTTGGATTAAAGTTGGAAATTCTGGTGGAGGAATAAATCCAGTAATGTCAGAATATAATACTAGACTTGGTGCATGGCAAGTAAAAAATGTAACCTTATCAGACACTCAACAAGGTGCAACTTATCAACTAGATGCCACCGGCGGCCAAGCTATTCCTGTAGGTACATTGATGGGTCAATATGATCGGTTCATGGCAGAAAATTGGAATTCTACTGCATTTACTTACATTAGTTACAGAGCAGCACTTGGGGCAACTGTTGGTACAGGTGTGACAACAGACATTACATTTAATCCTAATTATTCATTGTCTTATGCAAATATTTTTGTTAATGTAAGTATACCAAACTCTGAGTCTTTATCTGATACATATACAGTTTCTATTCCAGATGGTGCTACTGGTCTTGATTTTGTAACTATTTGGTTATCTCAGGGTATACCTTATACAACTGCTAGCTTAACTACAGACGGTGCAATTCAATTGACACACACTGCTGGTGGTGAAATTATTATGAATGATTACATAGTAACACCAGGAGCTAATCAAGGATTTTCTTCTGGATTAATTGCTCAAGCTGGATTTATTAATGGTACTACTACATATGTAAGAGCAGGAAAATCAGTAATAACAACTTATAGCAATATTGCAACAACTACCAATTCTATATCTGGTTCCGGTTGTGTATGTGATATAACAGTTGGTCCTTACAGAAGATACACTTTAGTTAATGACGGTGTAGGCAATAGCGGTGGAACTGGATATGTAGTCGGTGATTTAATTACTGTAGCTGGTGCAAAATTAGGTGGTGCAACTACTGCTAATAATTTAGTATTAGCAGTTGCTGGTGTAAATGGTAGTGGTACAGTAACTGGATTGGCTACTGTATCAGGCGCTTCTAATAGTTTATACGGACTACAAATTTCTAATTGGGTAAACTTAACATATACTGCAAACGAAGGCGCTCCAGTTGGAGATCCTGCTAACGGTACTCCATGGTTTTGGAGTGTTGTAGATGAAGTTGACATTATGGTACAAGCCAACGGTGAATGGAATGGTTATAAAAATATAAACTATGATGACCAAGGCTTCCCTACTCCAACAGGTAGTAATGCAACTGACCCTGCAGGTCCTATCATCTCTGCTTCTGAACCAACTACTCAAAGTGATGGGACAGCATTAGTTTACGGTGATTTGTGGATTGATACCAGTGATTTAGAAATGTATCCAGTTATCAGTCGTTGGCAGTATGATTCTGCTAGTTTGACAGATATGTGGGTGTTAATTGATAATAGCAATCAAACTGGTTCAACTGGTGTATTGTTTGCTGATGCACGTTGGGCAACTAACGATGATACAAATGTTGTTAATGATCCGATACCAACAATTGCAAGTCTATTGACTAGTGATTATTTAGATTTAGATGCTCCTAATCCAGCACTATATCCAACTGGTATGTTATTGTTTAACACACGCCGTTCAGGATATAATGTTAAAGAATATCAAGCAAACTATTTCACTTCTACTAAATATCCAGACGCTACTCTACCATTAGAGACCGCAACTTGGTTATCTGTTAGTGGATTGCAATCAAATGGATCACCTTACATGGGTCGTAAAGCACAACGTCAAATGGTTGTAAAGGCATTACGTTCAGTAATTGATACTAACTATGATATACGTGATGAAGATAACTTCTTTAACTTAATAGCAACTCCGTTCTATCCAGAACTACAACCTAACATGGTTGTGTTGAATGCTGATCGCGGCGAAACTGCTTATATTATTGGTGATACTCCAATGAGATTGCCAGCAGATGCTACCGCAATTCAAGCATGGGCAACTAACGCAGCAGGCGCAGCAAGTACCGGTGAAGAAGGTTGTGTAACACGTAATACTTACTTAGGTCTATTCTATCCAAGTGGATTGACTTCAGACTTATCAGGTAATATTGTTGCTGTTCCACCAAGTCACATGATGTTGCGTACTTTCTTACGTAATGACACTGTTGCTTATCCTTGGTTGGCGGCTGCCGGTACACGTAGAGGTAACATTGACAATGCTACTAACATTGGATACTTAGATAGTGCTACCGGTGAGTTTATAACCACTAAGACACGTATTGGAATTCGTGATGTATTGTATATTAACTTTATCAACCCATTAGTATTCTTTACTGGTGTTGGATTGTTGAATTATGGTAACAAGACAAGTTATAACAGTTCTAGTGCATTAGATAGAGTTAACGTAGCACGACTAATTGCGTATGTTCGTAGACAATTAACATTGGCAACTCGACCATTCGTATTTGAACCAAATGATGCATTAACACGTAATCAGATTTCTGGCGTAGTTCAGACATTGATGATTGACTTAGTTGCAAAACGCGGTATCTATGACTACTTGGTAATTTGTGACGAAAGTAACAATACACCAGCAAGAATAGATAGAAATGAACTTTGGATTGATGTTGCACTTGAACCAGTTAAGGCAGCTGAATTCATTTACGTTCCGGTTCGTGTTCTAAACACAGGTGAGATAGCATCATTATAATAAGCTAGGATAACCCCGAAAGGGGTTATCTGTTTATTTAAGATAAATAAGATTAACAGGAGAAACATAAAATGGCAACAGCCTCACAATCATTGTTCAACATGACAGTAGCAGCAGATAATGCTGGCGGTAATCAGGGCTTGTTAATGCCCAAATTACAATTTAGATTTAGAGTAAACTTTTTGAATTTTGGAACAAACTCAAGTACAATTGAATTAACTAAACAAGTTATTGACTGTGCTAGACCACAAGTTCAATTTGCAGAAATAACATTACCAATATACAACTCAACAATGTATTTGGCAGGTAAAGCAACTTGGCAAACACTAGCTATCAACATTCGTGATGATGCTTCAAATAGCGTAACCAAATTAGTTGGTCAACAATTACAGAAGCAAATGGACTTTGTTGAACAAGCAAGTGCTGCAACCGGCCAAGATTATAAGTTTCAAACAAATATTGAAATTTTAGACGGTGGTAATGGTGCAAATGCTCCTATCGTTTTAGAAACTTGGGAATTGTATGGATGTTTCTTACAAACAGCTAACTACAATACATTGAACTATGCTACTAATGAAGTAGTAACAATTGCATTAACATTACGTTATGATAACGCAATTCAATCTCCAATTGGTTCTGGTGTTGGTTCAAGTATCGCTAGATCAGTAGGTTCAATCGCAACCGGTATTGGTGGTTCTTTATAATTAAGAACTAAACAAATCTAGCATGTCTGGATTTTTTCAAGATCAATTACTCAATGCTGCCGGAGTATTCTTCGGCAGCGATTTCCTGCGTGATTACACTCATGCAAGCAAAACATTTAGACCCAATGCATATCAAAATGCACCTAAGTTTAAATATCTTTTTCATGTATACTTTCAAATAAATTTAGGTACTGGTGCACCGGATAGCAATTATGGTTTATTAGTTAAGTCAGTAAAATTACCTAGTTTTAGTTTCGATACTACTACTCTTAATCAGTATAATAGAAAACGTCTGATACAAACAAAAATAAAATATGATCCAATAGATATTACATTCCATGATGATAACGGAACTGCAACTGGTACTCCAACTGCCGGTGGTAGTGCTAGAGCATTGTGGAAAGCATACTATAATTATTATTATTCAGATGGAAAAAACCCATCCGGTATACTAGCGGGCGCACCCGGTGCTACTCCTATATCAAGGTATAATCCTTCAAGCGGAACTATATCTAGTGCAGATTACAATGTACGTACACAATATACACCTAGTATAACAGGAAATGCTAATTGGGGATACAATGGCGATACACAAGATCCGTCGGGTCAAAAAATACCTTTCTTTAAAAATATAACTATCTTTGGTTTTAACCAACACAATTTTACAGCATACACTTTAATTAATCCTATTATAACAAGATTTACCCATGATACATATGATTATGCACAAAGTACTGGTATCATGCAAAATCAAATGACATTAGATTATGAAACTGTGGTTTATAATGAGGGTGCAATAAGTGGAAAAGCACCGGGTGATATTGTTACTGGATTTGGTTCAGAAACTAACTATGATAGAACACTAAGTCCCATAGCAAGACCGGGTTCCCAACAAAATATATTGGGTCAGGGAGGCTTAATGAGTGGTATAGGTGGCGCAGTTAACAGTCTAAAGGATGGAAATATTTTGGGTGCAATTCAAGCAGCAGGTACATCATACAATACATTTAAAAATACTAATCCGTTAAATATAGCAAAATCAGAAGTGTTGTCAGGAATAACTAATGCGGTTCAAGGTACTCCTAATAGAAATTTAAATGTATCTACCCCTATATTCGGTGCTACTCCATCAACTACTGGTACTGCAAGTTCTCCACCTATTGCCCAAGCATCTCCCACTGTGCCAAATTCTAGAAACGCCGGCTTACAAATATAAATACAATTATGGCAACTATATTAGATCATCGTACATCATTGGATCAAACCGTTAGAATTTTTGATTCGTTTTACGCCTTTAACTTAATTATCAATGCAAGTGAATATGATGTAGTACGTTCGTTTTTTGTTTCAGTATGTGAAACAGTTAACATTGCTGAAAATTTTACCGCTGTGTTTTTTAGGATTTCACAGGAATTACAAATACCTGCTACTGACTTACTAGCATTAATAAAGGGTAAGAAAAAGATGGAGATAAATCAAACATTAGCCTATTATCTGAATAGTTTTAAAAGCAAAACTTCATTATATGGTATAGCTATAAAACCAAAATCAAATCAACCGGTGGCACGTAACATAGTGCAATAATTATGGTTAATTATGCACAGGGTATATACACTCCCAAAAACCCACAAAAATATGTAGGTAAACATAATCCTAAATATAGATCGGGATGGGAATTAACATTTATGACCTTCTGTGATACACACAAGAATGTAACACATTGGGCTAGTGAATCAATGTCAATTCCATATAGAAGTCCGTTAGACGGTAAAATTCACAGGTACATTCCAGATTTCTTTGTAGTGTATCAAAACAAATATGGAAAACAAATTGCCGAAGTTGTAGAGATTAAACCCAAGAAACAAAGTTTAATAGAAAGTCGCACAGCAAGCGCAAGAGATAGAGCAGTAGTTGCTATCAATCATGCTAAATGGGCTGCTGCAAATGCATATTGCAAAAGTCAAGGATTTTCATTTAGAGTTATTACAGAAGATGATCTTTTCCGTAACGGAACTAGAAAATAAATTATTTAGATTTTGCTAATCTAAACAGCATCAAAGTATTAATTACATACTTGCCCGGATCAAATTGCCACCACTCTGAGCCAATACGATAATCTCCCGGTCTTGCATGATGATTGTTATGCCAACCTTCACCAAATGTCAAAAATGACCACCACCATACATTGTGACTAGAATCTTTTGTATCTACTGGACGATTACCAAATATAGGATCATGGTCAATCCAGTTACTAAAACGTGAAGCAATTGTATTAAAGAATACTGGAATTAAAAACAAGTAAACTGCTACAACTGGATTGATTAAAAATAATCCTATTAGTATTGATAGTATCATTAGAATATAGTATTCATGCATAAAGCGTTGAACCGGATCATTGATAATATCTTTGACTAGCCATTTGTTAAATGGTCCACCATAGTTACCTACAATAGCACCGACTGGTCCTAACGTTACCGGACTATGAGGATCACCTTCTTTGTCGGCATAGATATGATGCGCCCGATGGACGAATACCCACCCTACACTACTACCAGTACAACCAAGATTACCAAAAAAACTAAACAAACGTTCTAACGGTTTAACTAATTTATAAGAACGATGTGTTAGTAATCTATGAAAAGTTACAGTAATACCTAAACATGTGATTAAAAAATATCCAAATAAAGACAACAACCAATACTCAGCACCAATTGGATATAATACAGCCCATGAAAATGCAATCAATGCTAGTACCTGCATTGCAATAAAAAACCATTCTCTTGGATACCATAACGATTTTATATTTTTAGCTAACATATTAATTCCTACTTTTATATGTGTATTTATCAACTTTTTAGCAACTTAAATTATAAAGGTCAATATACTACTAAATACTTTTATGACCAAAAAACTAGAAGAACTTTTTGAACTCGACCAAAATGAAATAGATGGCTTAGCAAAGCCTACTCCGGATAATGCACAGGAAATCACTACTGAAGCATTAGATACTCTATCAAAAATAGAACAAGCATTACCTCAAGTACGTGGATTAGACGCTGCGGACAATGAGATGGATGGGCTAGCTGAAATGGCACAATCTAGCTATAAAGATTTGATGGACCTAGGGATGCAAGTTGATAGCAGATATGCTAGCGAGATATTCAATGTTGCTGGAACTATGCTTGGCCATGCTATTACTGCAAAGACTGCTAAACTAAATAAGAAGTTAAAGATGATTGATTTGCAGTTGAAAAAAGCACAATTAGATCAAAAAGAAGCAAACAGAGATAAAGAAATTGAAGCGACTCCTATAGGTGAAGGTAGAGAACTTGACCGTAATGAGTTGCTTAAGATGTTGGCATCAAAATCCGACTAAAAAGATAAATAATATATACAGGAATAAAAAATGCGAAGCCTCAAACAATATATCATGGAAAGTATACATACTTACAATTATACTATCAAAATTGCCGGCACCATTGACAAAAACTTTTTAGATATGTTTAAATACAATCTAAACAAATTTGACCCAGTGGAAATCAGTGAACCAAAAAGCACGCCAATACAGAAATCACCATACGGTTTCCCTAATTTAGAGAACGAAAGTGTAACATTAATCAAAGTTGAATTTAGATATCCAGCAACAGAACCAATGATACAACAACTTGCTCAATTATGTGGTTACAATGTTAACATGGTGCGTATGGTATCTACTGACTTTGATGAAAGCATTGACAGCGAGATGGTTGGATATGAGAATGAGATGAAAGATAGCCCATTGCTTGATAAAGAAGAAATGGGTGAGCAACCAAATGCCAAAGAAGCAAGCAAAGCGTATGGTGATTCATATTTACAATCAATCAAAGACCAATCAAAAGATTCTAAGATTGATATTCCATATGCAGGAACAAGAACAAAAGATTCGTTTGACCCGTTCAAGCCATATCTAGATGATAAGAAAATGGGCGATAAGAGTCCAATGAGTACTATAAAGATGCCACCAAAGCCAAAGACTGGCGCCGCATATAACCGTTAAGGAAAACAAAATGGATTTCAGAGATATATTAAAATCATTCGACAACCTATCTGAAGGTGAAAAAACTACTACTGATAAAGGTACAGTTCACAAATCAGGCCCGGGTGGATATGGAAATAAACACGGATCAGAAGATGTTACCGATCAGTATGGTAAACCAGTTGGTCGTATGAGTTTAGGTAAACTTGGTGCTAAAAATGAACCAAAGCGTGGCAAAGGTCGTCCACCAAATCCTGACAAAGCAAAAGAGTATGATAGCACAGGATTAAACAAGGCAATGGGAATAGGTAAACCACCTAAGCCAACTGGCAAGCCTAGTGTTAAACATAGTCTTAAAGAATACTTTGATCAAATGGATGAAGCATTAAGCGAAGCAGGTTTAGCAGTACAACCAATGCCAGCTACACCGCAACAAAAGCAACAACAAGCAGTAGCAACAAAGCCATCTTTTATGATTAAAGATCCTGCTAATCCTAACATGCCGGCTATTACTACACAAGATCCAGCAGTAGTTCAAGCAGCTAAGAATGGTACAATGTCAATGCAAAAGCCGGGTGCAGCACCTACTACTCAACCAGGAGCTACACCGGCAGCAGGTGCGGGTTCACAAGTTGCTCCAATGGAAGAAGATGATAAAAATTGGATTAAAGGTGCTATTAAGCAGCCAGGTGCATTCACTAAGAAAGCATCATCACATGGCATGACACCAAAAGAATTTGCTAATAAAGTATTAGCACATAAGGCAGATTATCCAGCCAAGACAGAAAAGCAAGCAACTCTTGCTAAAACATTAGGCAAGATGCACAATGAAGCTGATATGGAAGAAGGTTGGAAAGGTGCTGCAATTGGCGGAGCATTAGGCTCATTAGCAGGACCGGCCGGTGCATTAGCTGGTGCAGCAGCAGGACATTTTGTAGGTAATGATATGGCAAAATGGGGCAAAGATAAACAAGTTGCTAAAACAGCACAAGCACAAAAGCCAGCACAGTCAGCTAGAACAGGACCAGTCATTAATGATTATAGAAAAAACAAAGAAGTTGCAGAAGCAGAAGCGCCGCAACACTTTGCACAATCAAGCCCACTAAGCACTGCTAACCGCGGTGTATTAGAAGGCAAGAAGGGTGTTAATCCTTTCGCCAAGAAAGATACTAATAAAAAGCCAGACGCTGATAAAGATGGAGTTCCTGATTGGGCTGACAAGAAGCCTGGCAAAGATGATAACGAAGGCAAAAAGAAAGGTGCAGCACCTAAGAAAGGTGTAAATCCTTTTGCTAAAAAAGATGACAAAAAGAAAGTGAAAGAAGGTATGGACAGTAAACTACAAGCAGCGAGACTTAGAGGTAAGAGTCATGCTCTTTCCAAAGAAGCATACAATTGTCACTACGATGACATGGAAGAATCACGTTGCTACCATGAAGGATTCAAAGAAGGTCTAGATGAGTGCTATGGTCAGATGCCAATATTAGGTCGTACAAGAGTTGGTGAAGTAGACGAGGCTTATGTGGCTAATCCATCTAATCAATATGATCATTATGGTGATGAGGCTTCTCCAGAAGAACACAAAGCATACCAAGATGAATTGAATTTGTATAAGACTCCGGGTGCTCATCCTGCTCTAGCATCAATAGGCATGGGCCGCGCTCAAGATATGAATAGTCGTTTAATTCAAACATTACAAAAAAGAGGAAAGCCTGTTCAACAAGCATTTGGTGAAAACGAAGTAGGCACAATGGCTAGCTATGGCGCACATGATGAGATGGACGAAGCGTATGTTGGTCACTTAGATATAAGAGGTGATAGGGGAGGCGATCAAGCTGACGCCGACGAATATAGAAAAGAATTTCATTTATATAATCCACGTATTGCTGATAAGCAACGTAATAGTGATTTAACAATTGGCGGATTCACCCGAGCGCAAGGTGTGGGACAACGTTTAGGTGATGTAAATCGCCGCAACAAAGATGCTGCTGCAAAAGCAAATACGCTTGGTGGTCGTGTTAAATCAGCATTTGGCATGGACGAAGGTGAAATAGATGAGATGGATAAGACTTCTTACATGAAGCAACAGGCAATTAAAACACCAGGTGATACATTCAAGGCGTTTGGTCAGACAATGAGTGATAAGGATGTACTAGATGAATTAGCCTTTGAAGCATTAGACAAGCAATTGAATGCTATTCTTGAAGGTAAAGAAGTATCAGAAGGCATGACTGTTTCTATCAGTAAAGGTCAACAAGGATCTCCTGATTCAGTAAGTGTATCAGCACAAGACGGTGAAGCTGACCAATTGTTATCTATCATCAAATCAGCAGGCATGGGCTTGTTTGGTGGTGATGAACAAAATGGATATGGTGCACCACAAGGCTCAGCAGGTGCTCACGGCGGTATCAGTGTAGTTGATGACCATGATGGTATGATGGCATTGATGAAGAAATTGTCCGGTGGTGGTGAGATGCAAAGTGACAGTGATTACGAAAGTGAAGAAGGTCACGGCGAAGAAGGTCACGGCGAAGAAGCATGCGGAACATGCGGTCAAGCACCATGTGGTTGTGAGCAAGAACAAGTAGATGAAGTAGAATCAGAAGATCAAATGGAATTTGAAGTTGCTGAAAATGCCCCAGATTCTGGCGCTGATAATACTAACGCTGATGTTGCAGGTAATGCAGCAGCTAATAGCGCATTGGCAACAGCGGATGCAGGTGCTGATGAAGAAGAAGGTGAAGTCTACTCAAGCCCAACTAACGAAGCTGAAGATGAAACAGGTGAAGAAGCTGGTAAGAAAAAAGAAGAAACAGTGGCAGAATCTTTTGCTAATCTTTACAAGAAATTAGCATTCTTATCAGAAGAATCAATTGATAAAGAAGAAGATGAAAAGGCTGAGAAAGCTGGAAAGAAAGTTGCCAAAGATATCGAATATGACGAAGGTCATAAAGGTAAAGATGACAACAAGGCAGAAAAAGCAGGCAAGAAAGTCACCAAAGACATTGAGTATGATGACAAGAAAGACAAGAAAGAAAAGAAGCTAGACGAATGGGCTAATGAAGCTGGCAAGAACGGCACAGACGCAGCATTTGAAGCAGACATTGACTTTATGACTAAGGTTATCAGTGGTGGATTGAATAAACAAAAATCTACTGGTCAAACAACTATCCCAGTTATCAATGGTCAAAATAGTCGTATGGGTGTTGATGGATTAGGTAGTCCAATGAAAGAATCAACAGATTTGTTAAAAGACTACATGAAATTAAGCGGTCTATAAAAGAATCGTAATTTAAAATACCCGGCTTATGTCGGGTATTTTTTTGGGTCTCCGTTTCTTAAATAACGATAAATACATTATAAATAGGTAACATAAACATGAGCCAGCAAAATATTGACTTTGGTAGTTTTCCCGATGATCCGTCAGCGGATGCAATAAGAACCGCATTTAATAAAGTACAGAATAACTTTGACCAGTTGTTTGGTGCTAATGCAAATACTACCGTAACTTCTATTAATAGAACCCCGGGTGCAGGTATAACTGTTAACTATCCTACAGGTAATGTAGTTGTTTCTGCAAATATTGCATGTGTACAAGTTTCTACTAGTTCATTAAGTATTGGTCGAGGTAGTAATGGTTTCAGTAATGCATTAATTACCTCTTCATCTCAAACGTTAGTAGTTGATATAGATCCTGATCAGGTATATTCTAATTATTTTGCAGATGTTAATAATGGTTTATCAGTGTTTAATGGTAATTTATCTAGTAATTCAAACTATCAATCTAATATAACACGGGTAGGAACGTTAGTATCATTGATTGTGTCAGGTAATGCAAACTTCAGCGGTTCTAATACATATATTAGTAGTGTGGCTAATCTTAGAATTCCTGGTGGTAGTGCTGGGTATGGATTGGTAACAGATGGAACAGGAAATTTATCTTGGTCTGCTGCTGTTACTGGTAATAGTACTCCCGGTGGATTACCTACATATGTACAGTTTCAGGGCACCGATGCAAATACAGGTAAATTTGCCGGTAATGCAGGATTTACCTTTCTTGCTGGAAATGGATTACTTAGCGCACCTTCACTAGCAATAGCACAAGATGCAACTGCTGCTAATTTTATAGGACCATTAACTAATGGTAATAGTAATATTACTATTACAAGTAATTCTGACATTACATTCACTTCTAATAGTAATAGCACAATGATAATAACTGCGACTGGTGCTAATATTACCGGTACAGCAAACATAAGCGGAAATGCTAATGTAGGTAATATTGGTGCTACTCAGGCAATTATTACTACTAGTGCTAATATCCCTATTATTCAACAAGGTAATAGTAACATTACTATTACAAACGGTGGTAATATTACAGTATATGCTAACGGTAATTCAACGGCTAGATTTACTATTTCAAATGACGGTATAACTACTAATGGTGCGTCAAATGTAAGTGGTGCATTAACCGTTGGTGGTAATATATCAACATATGGTAGTAACGGTAAACTACAAGCAAATAATATAACTGCAACTGGTGCTGCTACTGGTAATGCCAACGTATCAACAGTTACAGGTGATTTGGGTTTAAGAACAATTGCTAGTACATATACAGATAATTCAGCAGCAGCAAGTGCTACAATAGCAAATGCAGCAATACATGCAATTGCACAACCAACATTGGCGGCAGCAAACGCAACAGTTACATTCACTAATGCTGCTGCTCTTTATATTGCAAATGCTCCTGCTGCTGGGGCAAATGCTACAATAACTAATCCATATTCATTGTTTGTAGCAAATGGTAGTACATATTTTGGCGGCGCCAATATGTATGTTGCTGGTAACTTGATTGTTGCAGGTAATGCAACGTATTATAACATTACTTCTTTTGTTGTTCAAGATCCTATCATTTCATTAGGTGGAGGACCAAATGGAAATGCATTAACTTCAAATGACGGAAAAGATAGAGGTGCTGCATTACAATATTTTACCACAACACCTGTAACTGCATTCATGGGATGGGATAATAGCAATGGCGAATTTGCATTTGGTAGTAATGTAAGTATTGCTAGTGAAGTAGTAACATTTACTACTTTGGGAAATGTTCGTGGTTTAACTTGGGCAGGTAATGTAGAGGGTGCATTTGCTAACTTTACTGGTAATATCACAACAACAGGCAACGCTGATTTGGGTAATACTGCAACTGCTAACTATTTTGTTGGAAGATTATACGGAACTGCTAATGTAGCGACATTAGCTAATACAGTAACAACTAATGCTCAACCAAATATAACAAGTGTCGGTACATTAACCTCACTAGCTGTAACAGCTAATACTACATCAAATAATTTCATTGGTAAATTGGCTAATGGTAATAGTAATATCAGTATTACCGCAGATAGTAATATTGCATTCAATGCTGTGGGAGTAGGTATTGCTAATATCACAGGTACCGGTATCAACGTAGCCGGTACCGGTAACTTCACTGGTAATTTAGCAGCAGCAGCACATTACGGTCCATTGGCAAATGGCAATAGTAATGTTCAGATAGCATCAGCAAATGGTAGTATAACATTAACTGCCGTTGGTAATACTATTATGACAATTACAGGTACTGGTGCTAATATTGCAGGTACTGCTAACGTCACTGGTAATTTATCAACCGGTAACATAAATGGTGGTAATTTAGTAACAGCCAATTTTATATCAGGTGATGGTTATTTATTAAGTAATTTAACTATTTCGGCAGGTAGTTCCATAGTTAGTGGTAACTCTAATGTATCAGTAAGTGCAAATGGTAATGTAACAATGTATGTTGCAGGAAATACAACAGCTAGGTTAACTGCTACTAGTACAGGAATAGTTGCTAATGGTACAATGAGTGTATCTGGTAATTTAAGTGCAGGTAATATAAATGGTGCTGCACAGATATTAGCAACTGCAAATATTACCGCACCTCAATTAATATCTAATGTTGCATCCGGTACTGCTCCGTTTGTTGTAACAAGTACAACACAAGTTGCTAACTTGTCAGTAGCAACCGCTGGTACTGCAACTAGTGCTACTACAGCAGGTACAGTAACAACAGCAGCACAACCTAATATAACAAGCGTTGGCACATTAAGTTCATTGGGAGTATCAGGCGCAGTAACAGCAAGTACACTAGTTTCTAACGTAGCGACAGGTACTGCACCATTGACAGTAACAAGTACAACACAAGTTGCTAACTTGTCAGTAGCAACTGCTGGTACTGCTACTAGTGCAACTACAGCAGGTACAGTAACAACTAATGCTCAACCAAACATAACAAGTGTCGGCACATTAACAAGTCTTGCTGTCACGGGTAATATAACAAACGGCAATCTTACCGGTGGTAATTTAGTTAGTGCTAGTTACTTAACTGGTACATTAACAACAGCAGCACAACCTAATATCACTAGTCTTGGTACTCTGCTTAATACATCAATGGGTTCAAGTAATTCGTTGTCAGGTGGTAATTTAGTTAGTGCTAGTTACTTAACTGGTACATTAACAACAGCAGCACAACCAAACATTACTAGTACCGGTACATTAACTGGATTGGGTGTTAATGGTACTATAACAGCAGTAAACATTACTGCAAATTCAGGTGTGTTTTCAGGCAACGGTGCTAGTCTAACTAGTTTACCGGGAGCGAATGTAACCGGTACTGTACCTAACGCAAACGTTTCTATTTACGGAGCAGTAACTCAACAGACAACAGGTACATACTATCCAGTAATGGTTAATGGAAATACAACAGCAAATTATGCTCACGCAGTAACACCAGGCATATCATTTAATATAGCCACTAATACAGTATCTGCTACAGCATTTGCCGGTAACTTAACAGCAACTGGTACTGTACAAGCAGCAAACGTAATATCTACTGCATTTATCCAACGTGCAGTTACAACAGGTGTTTCTGCTAATGGTTCTACTCAAGCACAAGCAACAGCATTAACTACTGAAATTAATATAGTAAGTGCAGTAGGTTCTGGCACTGGTGTTAGATTGCCGGCTGCAATTGCAGGCACAGTAGTATACATTACTAATTCTACTGCAAATAGTTTAGTAGTGTATCCTCAAACTAGTGGACAAATTAATAACCTTGGAGCTAATATTGGATTCAGTCAAGGTGCTAATTCAACTTTACAATTCATGGCACCTACTACAACGCAATGGTATACAATTGGCGCTACATGGGCATAACAGGAGACAAGATGGTAACACTAGATTTATTAACACATATGTGTCCCAAAACAAAATCAAGTATTCTTGAGGGATACTTAGAACCACTCAATACTGTAGCAGAATATTATGAGATGAATGTTAATCCAGCAAGATTGGCAGGCTTTCTAGCACAAACAGCACATGAGTCCGGTGGGTTTACTGCCATCAAAGAAAATCTAAACTATAGTGCTAAGGGACTACGTGGTACATTTGGTAAATATTTTCCCAATGATGAAATAGCTAATCAATATGCGAAAAAGCCAGAGCGTATTGCTAATCGTGTATATGCTAATCGTATGAGCAATGGACCAGAAGAATCAGGTGATGGTTATCGCTTCTGTGGCCGTGGATTAATTCAATTGACCGGTCGTGCCAACTATACTAAATTTGCAGCAGACTTGGGCATGAGTTTAGAAGATACCGTAGCTTACTTAGAAACACCAAATGGTGCTGTAGCAAGTGCAGGATGGTTTTGGGATAACAACAAACTAAATCAATATTGTGATAGTGGAGATTTTGTAACATTAACTAAACGTATCAATGGTGGTACTATTGGATTAGAAGATAGAAAGCATCACTACGAATTAGCGATGCATTATTTAACAACATAATATGGCACAACCAATTTGGAATACAGCAGCAGGATCTATTGGATCATACCCATACGGGTATGATATACTATATATATTATCTGCATCCCCTGTTTCACCGTCAACTAGTATTAGATATAGTGTCTTGGCAGGAAGTTTGCCTTCCGGTATAACATTAAATATTAATAATGGCGCTTTATCAGGAAAACCAACAATAGTTACAAAAGATACAGTTACAACTTTTACAATAAGAGCAACCGATAATTTAAATAATATACGTGATAGAACATTTAGCATGACAGTAACTGGTACTGCTATTCCACAATTTACTACTCCGTCGGGAGTGTTATTAAGTACACAAGATAGTATTTGGACACAACTTCAAATTAACTATTCTAATCCAGACAGCAACAACAAAGTAATAGTTGAATTGCAACAAGGTGTATTGCCCCCCGGCTTAGAAATATCATCTAGCGGCCTAATTCAGGGATATCCAACTCCACCTTCAACTTTTGTTACATTAGCACAAGTTACAACAGTGGGAGTAACAACCGATTCATCAACTAATTACATTTATGTTATAAATGCCAGTGGCATAATTCCTGGAAGAGAAGTGTTGTTTACAAATACAATAGGTAGTTTAAATTCTGGACAAACATATTATGTAAAAGCGGTTGATAATATATTAAATGCATTTACTGTAAGTGTAACTCAAAATGGTAGCACATTCCCGTTAACCGATGCCACTGGAGCAATGAATGTAACGTTGCCCCCTATTAATACAGGTCAACCTACTATTAGAACATATAATTTTGTATTAAGATTATTAAGCGCATTAGGTGGTAATACTGCTTCATATTCAATAACTGTCATTAATCAAAATACTCCTTCTAGTTTGGGTGGTCCAGGTAATCCTCCTAATTCTAGAAATCCTACTTTATTGAATACAAGACCATTAACAATTTCACCTACTGACGCTGATCCATACTATGGTTATTATTTGTTGCCACCTGCACCACCTAGCCAAAATGTCCTATTAGGAACATTTTTAAGTGATAATTATTTTGCATTTAAATTAATAGGTTATGATTTTGACGGCAATGATATAACATATATTTGTTCAGGTCTTCCGCCTAATGTAACATATAATTCTACTACTGGATGGATAACCGGTACACCAATATTATCTTTACCAGGCATTAATACATACAGATTTACTGCACAAGTAGTTAAAAAATCTAATCCCGGAATAGGATCACCAGTTTTCAATCTAACATTAAACTTAAGTTTAGATGTTACAGGTAAAATTGAGTGGTTAACATTAGATAATTTAGGTACAATATATAATGGAACAATTAGTACGTTGAAAGTTACAGCTATATCTGATGTGCCGCTGGTATATAGAATTACAGACGGTGCATTGCCTCCTAATTTAGAGTTATTGTCAAATGGAGAAATAACTGGAATAGTAGCAAGCCAACCAACTGATACTTTCTTAGATGTTGGTACTAACACTGATTTTAGTTTTACTGTACAAGCATATTCTAGTGATTACTCAATTGTTGAATCTAGCAAAACATTTAACTTAACTGTATATCAAAATTATGGTCAACCAACTGATATACTTTATATACAAGCAACCCCTAGTGTAGCAGATAGACAAATACTACAAACATTATTAGATAATGATTCATTGATACCAACAGAGTTGTTGTATAGATCAAATGACGTTTATTTTGGGAAAGCAACTAGTGTAGTATATGAACATGCGTATGGAATATATGCTAGTGAAATTCAAGACTATCTCGCAGCAGTAACTGAAAATCATTATTGGAGAAACATCACATTAGGTGAATTAAAAACTGCTGTAGCAAAAAATGAAGCCGGTGAAATAATATATGAGGTTGTGTACAGTGAGATTATAGATAACTTAGTAAACCCGCAAGGTGTAAGTATTGAAAGTAGTATATATTGGCCAAGACCTATAGATTTGTTTCTTGGTCCTTGGTATACTAGTGTGACAGATATCTATACTAGTTATATAGAATTATTAGATCAACAATATTATACTAGTTTGACTCCGGGATATGCACGTATATTATATCCAAATAGTTTATATAATATGCGTAATCGTGTAGCTGATGTTCTAGGTCAAGTTTTTAATAGTACATTACTACCACAATGGATGACGAGTCAACAAGCAAATGGTAGTACATTGGGTTATACTCAGGCTTGGGTAATTTGCTATACAAAACCAGGATGTGCTGATCTTATTAAAGCAAATATAGAAGCAAATTGGCAATATACATTAAATCAAATCAATTTTGAAATTGATAGATTTACCGTTAATAAGAGTATTACTTATAATTGGAATAATAAAATTGCCCCCGCAGCTTGGAATGAATTACCTAGTGCAACCCCTGTACCCGATCCATTAAATAGTAAGGATTTTTATGTATTATTCCCGAGACAAACTATTTTACCGAATAAAACTCAATACTAAATACATATAACGGACGGAATATAAAACAATGAGTACCATCAATACAAACCCAATTAATGTAAATTATCCAGTGCCCGGTGTTAATAATAACAGCCAAGGGTTCAGGGATAACTTTGCCTCAATTGTAACTAATCTAAACACAGCAGCAACTGAAATTACCGACTTACAAAACAAAGTAGTAGTTAAACAAGCATTAACTGGAACTACAATTAACAATGATATGGCTAATACGCTTATCAGTAATGCTAGTACTAGAAGTTTTAGAGCAACTACTTATAATTTAGGTAATGCAATGGCTGGAACTGTTTTCATCAATGTCGCATTAGCTGATGTTCATTATGGAGCACTTGCTGGTAATACAACATTTAATTTTAGTAGTTGGGCACCTGCAGGAACACAAAGTAATGTTCAATTGAATATTAATGTTCCGGCTAATGTAGCAGCTACTGCCAATTCTGTAATTACTTTCTCAGGTAATGTAGTTCTTGCTGATGCTAATAATGGTGGTTCTAGTACACTTGAAAACTTCTCTAATGTGGGCGGTGTAGTTAGTGTCACAGTACCATATGGTGTAAATCAACTTAATTACTTAATCAGTACTACTGATTGCGGAAATACACTATACATAGCACCAATCAATAGACCTAGAGTAGCAACTGCAATACAACAACGTAGTCCTATTCCAACTGGATTTAAGGGTGATGTTGCAGGTGATGTAGCTGTAGATGCAACTTATATATATGTTGCTACTGGTACATATGATTCCAACATCGCAAACACAACACAGATAGTACAAACATATGCATCAGGAAATATAATTCGTTGTAATTCTTGGCCTAGTAATGGTGGTGGATTTATTGCTAATGCACCAATTATATTCAATGGTACTTCATTTGGTGGTATAGTTGCCGGAACAACTTATTACATTAAAACAGTTAGTAACCCTAACATAACAATATCATCTACTGGATTTGATGGTACACCTGGCAATGCCGTGGCGCTTAGTGATGCTACTGGCAGTATGGCTGCTGATAGTTATAATGGTAATTCAATATGGAGACGTATTGATTTAGCAACTGCTACCGGTAATGATATAGTTACTGGTAACTTAACAGTTAACTATAGTGCTAATATTGGTACAACCTTAAATGTAACCGGAAACATCACTGGTGCTAATTTAAATGGACCACTTGCGAATGGTACAAGTAATGTAAGTATACCGACAGTTAACTCAACTGTAAACACAGTAGTGGCCGGTACTACAAGAATTGCTGCTACTACATCAGGAGCAACTATTACCGGTACATTAGGAGTATCTAGCACAATTACCGGAACTACATTAGTATCTAACATTGCTACTGGCACTGCTCCGTTAACGATTACAAGTACAACCGTGGTTCCTAATCTGTATGTAGCACGTGCCAATGTTAGTGATTATGATACAGTAACGTTAGTTAATACTGGAACTTATTATCCTCAATTAGTTAACGCTACTTCAGGTAATTTAGCTACTGGGGCAAATGCAAACTTATCATTTAATGCTGCAACAGGTAACTTATCTACAACAATATTAAGTGCTACCGGTAATGTAACTGCTGCGAATACAGTAACTTCAGCATATGCAATTGGATCTGTTGGTACTGCTATTGCAGCAGCAGGTACTGTACAGGCAAATGCTACTGCAATCACCAAAGATAATAATATTGTATCTACTGTTGTAGTTGGAGCAGGTGTTGTATTACCAACCGCAGTTGCCGGTATGAGAATTTATATTAAAAATACTTCAGCAAATGCACTTTTGGTTTATCCTGCAACTAGTGGTATAATCAATTCATTAGCAGCAAATGCTGCTTATTCACAAGCTGCAAATGCAAGTGCGTTTTATATATCTAGCAGCACCACTCAGTGGTATAGTTATTAAAATATAACGGGTATCTAATACCTAACTAAATATTTGAATGGAACATCCATTCTTAAACAGAGCAGCATTGTCCGAAAAGACGTTGGAAGAAATTCAAACGTCTTTGACCGACTTGATGAATAAACTTAATTTCGCCCACAGAACTGGAAACAGACCATTAATCAATCAACTTCACATGGTAATAGAAAGTTATCGTGCTGAAGCAAGTAAAAAACTAGACGAGGTAATGAAAAAACAAAATCTCCAAAGTCAAGTTTATATACAAAAAGAGGATCAAATTGGCAACAAAAATAGAACGTGAATTTGCATTTCAAGCAGCAGTTTACTTTGAAGGTGAATTCTTAATGACCATCTACGAACTTGCATTAAAAATGGAAGTCGATACTGCATCTATTAAAGAACAAAATATAGCAATGGATAGAATACATTACTTCTTACATGAAGGTTTGGGTAATAGCGTATTTGTTGAAGATACTGACAAAAAAAATATAGAAAAATATCTACAGGCAGATATCAAAGTATGTACATTGCCCGATGAACCATACGACCAAATTATAACCATCTTGTTATTACTTAAACTAAACGCAATTACTGAAGGTAAAATAATCATCACAGAAATATCACTACGTTCTGGGTTAAGTGACGATGTTAAATTTGTGTATGATATACAATCCATTGCTAATCATCCATTCGGTAATAAAGGATGGTGGACAGATTCTACTACCTCTATATCAGACTTATCTAAATCTAATAAAAAGGATAAAATAGTTAGATTGATAAAACAACATTGTGATTGGTCAGGAGTTGGGTTAGATTGGGAACAAAAAGAACACAAACCTACTGAAATTATTTTCAGTAGCGACCACGAAAAACAACCATAATTGTTGATTTTCACAAAACACTATGTTATAATACATAGATGAAAACTGACAATTATGGACAACTAATTCTCACAGAAGATGATTTGTGTGATTTATATATGCGTGACCCAACACGCACTATCAAAACTTGTCTAGTAGATGATAGCATCAACCTAGACAATATCTTTCTATCTAATGAAAATCTACCTACTTTAGTAGAATATGTTGAATCTAAATTGTCATTGGAAGAATTTGATAATAATAATCAATTGCAATGGCAAATGCCTGCTGAATACTATGAAATAGATATTGCTAAATGGGTATTAGATCAATGTAAGACTGAAGAAGAACTGCAACGAGCAGGGGATGAATTAATTAAATTTCATGATAGGAATATGTTCCCGTTACTAAAGTATTTAAAATATCTTGTTGATACAATGCGTAGAAACAATATCGTATGGGGTGTTGGGCGTGGTAGTAGCGTGGCCAGTTATGTATTGTATTTGATCGGAATTCATCGTATAAATAGTTTGTACTATCAATTATCGGTAGACGAATTCTTAAAATAAGGAGATTTGATATGGGAATATATAGATCAGCGATGGGTAAATCCATTGATATGGGTTCATTAATAGCAAAAAATGAAAAGACTAGAGCCGTTGGCAATGTTAAAAATTTAAATGCACGTGGTGATACTATTGACGGTTTCGGTAGAGTAGTTAAACCAGTTACTGAAAAAGTTAATAATGCATACAGCAAAACAGTGGGGAATCGTTCAGCGCAGCCCACTACTCAAAAAGTTACTAAACCTACTATACAGCCGGACGAAGTTATTGAATTAACACCCGAAGAACTTGAACTAGACAATTCATTGAATGATGATTTAGAGATTGAAAAAATTAAAGCAGAAGAAGTAAAGAAAGCCTCAAAGAAGAAATAACATGGAAGAAAAAAAACTAGCATTTGAACCGCATAAGTTTAAGAAAAGTCAATTCAAACCAATCGGCGCACATATCATTGTTTATGATATGAGTTTTGATGTTCGTATTACAACTAGTGGTATACTATTACCCAATGATGATATGAAAAGTGCTGGCATCAGACCTCGCTGGGGAAAGATATACAAGATTGGTGCAGAGAATAAAGACCCTGATTTGTATGAAGAACTATGGGTTATGGTAAGTCATGGTCGCTGGACACGTGGAATCGATATCGAAGATGAAACGGGTAAGAAAACATTGCGTAGAGTCGATCCTAGTGATATACTAATGATGTCAGATGAACAAGTATATGACGAAACATTTAGCGACAAGGTGTATTAATGATAAATTGGTTTAAGCAAAAAGTTATTAGCTGGGTTAGAGAAGATTGGAATAAAGTCCGACATGGCGATAGCGATGTGTTCCAAGGACAATCTTCAAAATCTATTGGTATTGGTACTATTAGTTCAGGTCGTAGGATAGATCAGTCAAATGGTATGAACTTTACAATACATTCAGCGAACGGCGGATATGTTATGGAGTATAATACATATGATCCTAGAACAGAAGAACGTAATAATGCATTGCATATCATTACTAGTGAACAAGACTTAGGTCAAAGTATCGGACATATTATCACACTGGAGATGCTTAGAAAATGAAGAACCAACTCTGGGTTGAGCGTTATCGCCCCAAATCTGTATCAGATTATGTATTCGTAGACGAACGACAGAAACAGCAAGTAGAAGGGTGGATAGCTAATGGTTCTATCCCTCACTTACTATTGAGCGGTGACCCCGGTACAGGTAAGACTACTCTCGCTAAAGTTCTAATCAATGAACTTGGTGTAGAAGATTATGATGTACTAGAAATCAATGCGAGTCGTGAGAATGGGGTAGCAGTAGTGCGTGATAAAATCAATGGATTCGCACAAACAATGCCGTTCGGTAAGTTTAAAGTGATTCTACTTGACGAGGCTGACTATACAAGTCCAGAGTTTCAAGCAGCATTGCGTAATGACATGGAAGCATATGCTGATACTGTGCGTTTCATTCTTACTTGTAACTATGAACACAAAATCATTCCAGCATTGCGTGAAAGTCGTTGCCATAAGTTTCATATTGCTAAACCTGATCGTACAGAATATACAGCAAGGGCAGCAACTGTTCTTGTAACTGAGGGTATTGAGTTTGATTTAGATACATTGGACAGCTATGTACGTGTAGCATATCCAGACTTACGTAAATGTTTGAATCAACTACAAGTTAATAGTAGTACAGGTAAATTGTTGCCCCCGCAATCACAGGGTAATAGTGAACATGAGTTACTATTAGAAGCAACAACTTTGTTTAAAGCTGGAAAGATTATTGAAGGTCGTCAGCAACTGATGCAATACATTGCCTTGTATCCAACACGCATAGAAGATACTTACAAGTGGATGTATGATAATTTAGATTTGTGGGGCAAGCAACAAGAAAAGCGTGATGCAAGTATCATTGTTATTCGTAACGGTTTGGCACAATTACCATTAGTTGGGATCCCTGAAATTAGTTTAGCCGCAACATTAGTGGAGTTGACATCGTGAGATATTTATTGATTTTATTTGTACGTAAACCAAACGGACAAATTGATGAACAAGTTTCTATTAGCAAACGTGTGCGTACATCTGACCTACAATCTTGTAACGTTATTTTAGATTTTGGTAAAAAGAAAGTACAGAAATGTGTTATTGAAGGTAAAGTAGTTGATACAGATTGGGATAAATTAATTGAATATTACAAAAGAATTTATCCTGCGTTAGTTGACCAATTAGAAAAGAATAATACTGAATCTGAAGTTCAGTCAAAATAAAAAGAGGGGCAATTGCCCCTCTTTTTAACTGTACAAGTTTAGTACATGTTCGATGATGCGGTGCCTTTGAACGTCTTTAATGTCAAAGGTACATAATTGCAACCCTGGTATCACCCCCTTCCTCAATCGATTTTGTAAGTCTAGTAGCCCATTGTCGGCTGATTTTCTATCGGCTTGTTCAATATCGCCAGTAATT